AATATTTCATTTGCCCTACAGGTTTAAAACCTTTCTTCGCTGCTTTTTTATAGCTAGTAAATGACTTTCGTTTCATTTTAGAAATTTGATATTTTTATTTTAAAAATCTTGATTTAAGTTGGTAAACCACTCTTTATAGTGAGTAAAATCCAATGTTTGAGTTCCGGGGACATCCGTTGCGCTCATCTCGTCGCTCGTCCCTCGCTCCTCTCTCGCTACCACTGGCGGTGCCCAAGCTGAAGGCTCTGATCCAATATTATCCGAGTGATCTATAACTGTGATCGGCTGAGCTTATGATTTCATCATTACAGTCTAATATGCCTCCGGCGGGTCGCTCTTCGAGCTCCGTATGTGATTCTTCTTCATCTGAGTCATACTCTTTTCTTTTTTCTCCTACTACAGGAGGCTCCCATTGTTCGTTCATGTAAACGATCTCTCCTATGGGGGCTGATAATCTTCTTCTCAAAGGGGAATCATCTACGATGTTTCCATACCATTGAAATGGGTTCTTGTTAGATGTTATCCAAATCCTTTTCGGACAGAAGTTTAACATCCCTCCTTTGGAATCCACTCTCATTGGATACCGATCAATCATTCTTAATAGAACGTCCCATGGGATCCAGCCATAGAACTCATCAATCACTACGTTTTCATGACCATCATACCCATCAAAGAAAACTCCTTGATTTCTTGCTGGTTTCTTCATCCAGTAAGCATTTTCTCCTGCTTCATATAGAGCACGACGGGTCTTCCCTGTTCCAGTGTCGCCCCAGTACACTTTAATGGTTGTCTGCCAATTTCTCTGTTTGTTTTTCAGAGTACAGTTGTATTCTTTCAAGAATCTACTGTTTCTTGCCATACAATGAAAGTGACTTTCATAAAGGTCTTCAAAGTTTCCTCCATTTTTTAAGATATCCTTACACTCCTGTAATTCTTCTTTTGGAGCACTGGTTTTTCTTACTCCGTTTTCCTGGGGTTTCTCTCCCCATTCCCACGGTCCAGCTATTCGAGATTCTTCTTTTTGGCAGTATTCAATAGCTTCCCTATGGGTAGATGCTCTACGCATCTCCCAATGTGCGCGGGCATTGTAGTTCCTCTTCATGAAAGCAAGAGACTTGGAATCCGTAACTACCAAATACCCTTGCACGTGTGGCGTACCTTCTTCTCCTACCTCCATTTGCCATACACAGTATCTAGCAGATGCCTTACCTTCCCAATCTTGCACCCGATCCTCGTCTGAGGCTGGGTGGTTAATTGTGAAGCACCAATTTCTAGTAGTAGACATATCCTATAAATATTTTGTTAGAATGTAAAAATATTTTTATATTACTAATTATTTTTCAGTCGACGCCTGACGACGTCTCCAGGCTTGCGGGTAATACTGTACCGCAGCCTGGGTTCGTGAAAAAAATTTTTTTTTTCTCTCAGTCTTTTTTAGTGTTTTAAAAATAGATCAGTTTTTTATTTTTGTTTTGGTTTCACGGTGCGGTTAATTTCGATCTTCTTTAATACTTATTTTTTGTTTTGTCTTTTTGACACAACATTTACAAGATACTTCACAAGATGAATGTATCTCTATGTCCTTCTTCTCTCCTCCACAACAGAATAGTCTTTTTAGCCAATCACACATTATGTATCAGTATAATAACAGCGAGCAGTAAAGAATATGTCACCAGCACCTGAGCTTCGGCCCAATAAGAAAATGTTAATATCTTTAAGTTGAGCAACAGCAGGTGTAGATCCACTCGTTAACACGTTAACGATAAGAGGCTTGGCAGGAGTATAGGTCCAAGAAAAGTTCACAGACTTATATGTAGGTTTGATATCATTTGAATCAAAGGCAGTAGACATAGCTGCAACATCATGCTGAAATATCTCGTCCTTAAGAACGCGATACTTATCAGTAGCCTGTCCTTGTTGTTGATAACTAAAGATGCAGTTATACACAGATCCCATATCAGAAAACACCGTTTCTCCTTGCAACTGTGCTCCTCCTGCATTCTTGTCCATCACTAACGCTAAACGAGACATAAGGGAATTATCCGGAACAGTCGCAACAGCAGTAGAAGCATCAACAGCCATCAGTCCTCTAATACGAATTTTCAATATTCGGTATTTACCACCAAGAACCTGGCCATATCCAGGTCCGTTGGCGCTAGGAATTAAGGCACAATCCGTGTAAGCTCCTAAAGTAGTTCCATCTGACTGTATATAATTATCACATGCAATCTCACTACCAGTCCAATCGGCCGTAGCAGCAAGAGCCGTGGTTCCTGCTGTATCGAAGAATTTAACTTCTGGTTGAAGTGTGATACTTCGATATGGCCTATTCATGCGAGGATTTGAATAAAGCATGACACCTACAGGTTTTTTACCCTTTTTTTTTGCTTTTTTATAACTAGTAAATGACTTTCGTTTCATTTTAGAAATTTGATATTTTTATTTTAAAAATCTTGATTTAAGTTGGTAAACCACTCTTTATAGTGGGTGAAATCCAAAGTTTGAGTTCCGGGGACATCCGTTGCGCTCATCTCGTCGCTCGTCCCTCGCTCCTCTCTCGCTACCACTGGCGGTGCCCAAGCTGAAGGCTCTGATCCGATAATATCCGAGTGTTCTTCATTATTGAAGGATACTGAGCTTACAATTTCATCATTACAGTCTAATATGCCTCCGGCGGGTCGCTCTTCGAGCTCCGTATGTGATTCTTCTTCATCTGAGTCATATTCCTTTCTTTTTTCTCCTACTTCAGGAGGCTCCCATTGTTCGTTCATGTAAACGATCTCTCCTATGGGGTCTGCTAATCTTCTTCTCAAAGGGGAATCATCTACGATGTTTCCGTACCATTGAAATGGGTTCTTGTTAGATGTTATCCAAATCTTTTTCGGACAGAAGTTTAACATCCCTCCTTTGGAATCCACTCTCATTGGATACCGATCAATCATTCTTAATAGAACATCCCATGGGATCCAGCCATAAAACTCATCAATCACCACGTTTTCATGACCATCATACCCATCAAAGAAAACTCCTTGGTTTCTTGCTGGTTTTTTCATCCAGTAAGCATTTTCTCCTGCTTCATATAGAGCACGGCGGGTTTTCCCTGTTCCAGTGTCACCCCAGTACACTTTTACGGTTGTCTGCCAATTTCTCTGTTTATTTTTTAGAGTACAGTTGTATTCTTTCAGAAACCTACTGTTTCTAGCCATACAATGAAAATGAGTCTCATATAATTCTTCGAAGTTTCCTCCATTTTTCAAATGATCCTTACATTCTTGTAATTCTTCTTTAGGAGCACTGGACTTTTTCACTCCGTTTTCTTGTGGCTTCTCGCCCCATTCCCACGGTCCAGCTATGCGAGATTCTTCTTTTTGGCAGTATTCGATAGCTTCCCGGTGGGTTGTTGCTTTGCGCATCTCCCAATGTGCACGGGCATTGTAGTTCCTCTTCATGAAAGCAAGAGACTTGGAATCCGTAACTACTAAATACCCTTGCACGTGCGGGGTTCCCTCTTCTCCTACCTCCATTTGCCATACACAGTATTTGGCAGATCTTTGCTTTTCCCAATCTTGTACCTTGTCCTCATCTGAGGCCGGGTTGTTGATTGTGAAGCACCAATTTCTAGAACTAGCCATATTTAATAAATATTTTGTTAGAATGTAAAAAATATTTTTATATTACTAATTATTTTTTTTGGTCGACAGCAACGTCTCCAGGCTTGCGGGTAATACTGTACCGCAGCCTGGGTTCGTGAAAAAAAAATTTTTTTTTTCCTTCAGTCTTTTTTAGTGTTTTAAAAATAGATCAGTTTTTTATTTTTGTTTTGGGTTCACGGTACGGTTAATTTCGATCTTCTTTAAGCACAATTTTTTGTTTTGTCTTCTTCACACAGCACTTACAAGAAACTTCACAATCTGAATGAATCTCGATTTCCTTCTTCCCTCCACAACAACATAATTTAAGCAGCCAATCCCACATTATGTATCAGTATAATAACAACGAGCTACAAACGAAATATCCCCAGACGAGCCACTTCTAGCTAATAAGAATATGTTTATATCCTTTAACTGCGATACAGCAGGAGTAGATCCACTTGTAAGACAATTGACAATTAACGGTTTGGCTGGCGTGTAAACAAAACTAAAGGGGACAGAATTATAGGAAGCTTTCATATCATTCGAATCAAAACTACTACCAACAGCATTAACATTATGAGTAAATATCTTATCTTTCAGAATACGATATTTATCAGTAGCTTGACCTTGTTGTTGAAAGCTGTTCACACAATTAGTAACAGTACCCATATCAGAAAACACTGTTTCTCCTTGCATTTGAGATCCACCTGCTTGTTTATCCATAACCAATACAATACGAGATTGATGAGCTGCATCAGGTGTAGTGGAAACAGCAGAAGTTTGGTCAATAGAAATAAGGCCTCTCACTCTAATCTTCAATATCCTATATTTTCCACCTAACACTTGTCCATACCCAGGTCCATTCGCACTGGGAATCAAAGCAAAATCCGTATAAGCACCAACAGTAACTCCGTCCGATTGGATATAATTATCACAAGGAATCTCAGATCCCGTCCAATCTGCTGTTGCAGCAACAGCATTTGTTCCTGCTGTATCAAAGAATTTAACTTCAGGTTGAAGTGAAATACTTCGATACGGCATATTCATACGAGGTAAATATTTCATTTGCCCTACAGGTTTAAAACCTTTCTTCGCTGCTTTTTTATAGCTAGTAAATGACTTTCGTTTCATTTTAGAAATTTGATATTTTTAATTTTTAAAAATCTTGATTTAAGTTGGTAAACCACTCTTTATAGTGGGTGAAATCCAAAGTTTGAGTTCCGGGGACATCCGTTGCGCTCATCTCGTCGCTCGTCCCTCGCTCCTCTCTCGCTACCACTGGCGGTGCCCAAGCTGTAGGCACTAATCCAATATTATCCGATAACCCAACACTGTGATCGGCTGAGCTTACAATTTCATCATTGCAGTCTAATATGCCTCCGGCGGGTCGCTCTTCGAGCTCCGTATGTGATTCTTCTTCATCTGAGTCATACGCTTTTCTTTTTTCTCCTACTTCAGGAGGCTCCCATTGTTCGTTCATATAAACGATCTCTCCTATAGGGGCTGATAATCTTCTTCTCAAAGGGGAATCATCCACGATATTTGAATACCATTGATAAGGATTTTTGTTTGAGGTAATCCATATCTTCTTTGGACAGAAGTTTACCATACCTCCTTTGGTATCTACTTGCATAGGATACCGGTCAATCATTCTTAATAGAACATCCCATGGGATCCAGCCATAAAACTCATCAATCACGACATTTTCATGTCCGTCATAATTGTCAAAGAAAATGCCTTGATTTCGAGATGGCTTCTTCATCCAAAAAGCATTTTCCCCTGCTTCATGTAAAGCTCTGCGGGACTTCCCTGTTCCAGTGTCGCCCCAGTAAACAATAACATTTGTTTGCCATGTTCTTTTTTTACTCTTGAGCTGACATGCATATTCTCTTAGAAACCTACTGTTTCTTGACATACATTTAAAATGGGTCTCGTAAAGTTCTTCGAATTTACCACCATTTTTTATATGCTCCTTACACTCTTCCAAATCCAAAGAGGTACTCTTTGATTTTCCTACTCCGTTTTCTTGTGGCTTCTCGCCCCATTCCCACGGTCCAGCTATGCGAGATTCTTCCTTTTGGCAGTATTCGATAGCTTCCCGGTGGGTTGTAGCTTTGCGCATCTCCCAATGTGCACGGGCATTGTAGTTCCTCTTCATGAAAGCAAGTGACTTGGAATCCGTAACTACTAAATACCCTTGCACATGCGGGGTGCCTTCTTCGCCTACCTCCATTTGCCATACACAGTATCTGGCTGATGCTTTGCCTTCCCAATCTTGTACCCGATCCTCATCTGAGGCTGGGTTGTTGATTGTGAAACACCAATTCCTTGTTGTAGCCATATTTTATAAATATTTTGTTAGAATGTAAAAATATTTTTATATTACTAATTTTTTTCGAGTTGTCGACTTTTGCGTCTCCAACCTTGCGGGTAATACTGTACCGCAAGGTTAGCTCGTGAAAAAATTTTTTTTTTCTTCACTCAGTATTTTTTAGTGTTTTAAAAATAGATCAGTTTTTTATTTTTGTTTTGTTCACGGTTCGGTTAATTTCGATCTTCTTTAAGCACAATTTTTTGTTTTGTCTTCTTCACACAGCACTTACAAG